CGGAGGGATATGAGAGATCCTACCTCCTCAGCATCCTGCTGTCGTGTTGGGAATACCCTTCGGCAACGGACGATGGATACGTCGTCACCGTTGTAGTATTCCTTCCCGCAAGACTCCCTGAACTTACCAGTCCAGAATGACTTGCTGAGACCAACTCTCGCTCCAAAAAGCGTCAGCGTCTCAACGACAGACAGCACATGATCTACAGGGACAATAAGATCGTCCCCATAGACACGCACCGAGCCGGAAAGCCTCTTGAGGTCTTTCCGGGTTAGTGACGTGTTAAGCGATCTTTGAATCCCAACGAAGATCATGGTCGTAAAGACCATTGCTTCAATTGGGAAGCAAAGTGCTGAACCCATAGACGCGTATTTGGCGAGTCGAATTACCTCGCCATTTACGTCAGCCTTACGGGACCGGGTCGCATCGACAGCCCTTGCTACATTGGGCCACCGAGCTATCATAGTCCTGACTAGCTGATTGGAGACACGGTCGGAAGCATCGCTCAGATCGAGCGTTGCGGTTCGGTTATCAATCGAACCTCGACGAGCAAATTCCTGGTTGGGAACTTGGTTGTCGAAACCGATCACCCTCGAGAGTAAGTTATCCCTCTCAAGGTACCCGAGGAGAGCACGGTAAAGACCTTGCTGCATAAATTGCATGCAGGTCGGCTCCATCGCGATCACTCGGGGTGTCTTCAGTGTCTTAGGAACAAGAGTTACCTTTACAGGTTGCTCTTCACCGGGTTCGAGGACGTTCATCCCATCTAGAACGGGCGTATAACGCCAATTCGGGATGGCATGGTAGACCGCAGGGAAAACCTGCTCTAACCGTCCGGTCCAGGTCCGCTGATTCCATTTCTGGTTTCCCAGTATATGGTCAGCGGTTGATCCTGGTCCGTGCTTAGGCACAACTCTATCGAACAAGACATCTCTGTCAAGTCGATCAAAGAGAGAGCCAAAAAGCAACTCAGACATAATGCGAAACTCTTCGAGATCACTCTCAGAGAGCTCCGCGTCTGAACGACGAACGTCCTGCTCACACTCGATGTATCCACGCATGGCTGCGGCATTCCGCGCATCGCTGCACGGAAGCTGCATCTTACCGAACATCAGCGTTAGCTGACGAATCGCTAAGATAGCATCCACACATGGCTCGTCGAGTAACAAGCCACTACTCCGGTCGAACACACGGTTGAAGAAACCTAGCATAAATGCTGGGAGCCTTCCGCCCTTTTCCTTACGGAATTGGGTGTTGATACCGACCTCGCCTTGGTCAAGCCACTTTTGGGTAGCTTTTCCTAGGTCTGGTAGGGTGATCGTTAGAAACGATAACCCCTCATGTTCGACTCGCCTCGTGACGGTCTTAATGTCACGAGTGGCGCTAGTGCAACATCTAATGGCCGATTCCTCGGCCATTATGGACCAGAGTGACGTCAGGCTTTTCACCTGTCCCAGATGTGTATCCAGGTTAACCTCCTCGATGCTCTGAAGGTTCAGGGTCCATAGCCTACGTTACTAACGTCTAGCTACTGAGGGCTCGCTTTCGCAAGTCCTCGGGCAGCCTTTCCAACAGTTCCGCTACTAGCAGGTACTCGTGACCGTGCGGCCCGGTAGGGCCGTAACGGTTAGAGAACTGCTCCAAAAGGACTCCTTGCGGGTCCTCCTGGTAGTGTAGCCCTGCCACGTAGGCATCGAGGATCCAGAGCGGTTGCTCCGGGTCGATGCCCTCATGGACATTGCACACTATGACGTAGCGCATCGTCAGGCCGCTTTGCTGGGCCCAGTTGGCATTCGCCAACCGGGTAACCAACATTGCGTCCCTAAGGTGGGGTGGAAGGTACTCTCGTACCCTCCGTCTCCCCGGGACTGGTTTTGCCATTTCTGGTATTGCCTTTCTCGGGGATCATCCCCGAACGTTGTTACAGGACTGCCTAGTTAGGCATCATGGAGCGATGCACCTCGCGGTGCACGAACGTACAGAGTCAGTCACGCCAAAGCCCGGTTCAGAACAAGTTCTGAAACCAGGTAGCGTCGACCACCTCCCTCAGAGATAGGTGAACGAGATCGAAAACCACGACCACAAGAAGGACGGTTTTATAGCCGACCTTCAGATGGACCGTGACTTCCGCCCCGTCACCTTCACGAGGACGTTCAGAGCGATGAAAATCGACCGACGCATCGGGCCCTTTCGGGTCCGACTTGTCAGAAGAAGGTTGTTCATCGCTGCCGCCACTACGACTCTCCACCAAGGAACTTGGTGAAGACCGCGTTCGAAGCTGCGACCAGCTGGGCGTTGAAGCCCTGCCAAATCGCCAAGAGCTCCGCATCCGTGTAGTATCCAGCTGACGGGAAGTCGACGACTGTGTAAACTGCACAGCCGACTTTGACATTCACGCCAGACTGGAACGGATCCGCAGCTAGCTTCGCATGATCGATCCGGATCACACTTCGGCCTCGCTTACCTGAGTCGGTATGCGAGATCTTCAGTGAGATCAGGCCGTCAGCACGCCGGTACTCTGACTCGTTTCCCTCCGTAGACACGCGAGGGAGCGAAGTCGTTGCTCCGGAAATGGTAACGGTTTGTGGATCGGTTAGTGCCATAGGCATCACTCCTAGGGCCCCGGTCAGGGACCCCAATTGGCGTTTTGCGCATCACATGTGCCTGCGCGCTTAGCTCTTGGATATTCCAAGAGCGGCGGCAATGGACAACTGGCGCGGCGACAAGCCACCCCAGGTGATTCCAAAACCGAATGGGTTTGCCTTCCGACGGCGTTTCACCTCACGGCAAAACGTTACGGAAGATGGTTTGAGAGGATAACTCCCAGACCAGCTATAGGTATCGGTGGACAATGAATGCTCCATCATGTACCCGTAGCGCATAACCAGACCGTCATGCGACCAGTCACTAACATTGGAAACAACATCTCCAGCGCTAGTGAACCAGTCGACGGCCCAGCTCCAGGGAGCCAAGTTCCAGAGAGTTTCTGGAGTTAGTTCACTGCCCAGAAGTTTCTGGGCTTCCGGTCCCATACTCAACAACTTGTTACGGGATGAATACCCCGTTGGCAAGTGGTAGGTAAAGGCACCGGAGAACCAACGTTCTACCAGAGTCTTTCGACTCCGGTAGACCTTGGATCCAGAGGCCAAGTTATTCATCCGGCTGTTACTAGGTGCTAGATATGGCACCGTAGTTCCAACCAGAGTGGACGACTCGGTCTTTATTGGCTTGAAGGACCACTTCCGTCGAACAACCTGCCCTGCATCGCGTTCGTACTGTTTTACCAGTTCGTTATAGCGATCGACGACATCGGCAAAGCCGAGTACGTCACTTAGGAGAGGTTTCCAACCAAACTGAAGTTGCAGCCAATTGTCAGCACCTTGTTTAAGGATGCTTTCAAGACTGTCCCTCCAGAAATCTGAGCGACCTAGCATCCGGGGAAGACCCCCGGGTCCTAGCATTTCGCCCAGTGTGGTTGATAAATCGACGAGAGCATTGGTAGGTTTCGCGCTAGCGATAGCCTTCGCCCCCCATGCGTCCAGCGTGGCATTACTGCCACTACCGGCCGCCGGAGGGAAGGGCATATCAACAGCGTTAGTGAACGCCGTAGCCAAACACGCACCGTTGTAACGGTACGAATAAGTCCACGGCGGATCCCTTATGGAACCCTTGTAATACTGCTTCCCTTTCGGGAAGCGTACCCAAGTACGTTCCGTAGAGAAATCACCACCAACGTCCCCACTGGCACGACCCTCACGGGTGTTCCAGGAAGGATGGTTCTCGGACGCAGTCACCTGCAGTCCGTTAGGGAAACTGGTTTGACCCGTGGTATCACTTACCACAATGGTCGCACCGCCATCGGACCTCCAAGACTCGTAATAAGTCCCTCCCACCTTATCGGTGAGAATAGGACGTTTCCTTGTCGTGGAAGCCACGATGTATTCCCCCTTCCGAGCCGGAGCTCAACTGGTCCATCCAGGTTAATCCTGGAAATCCTATCCCTACTCAGGGATAAG